ATCTTGTAGGTTGCAGCATCTAGATTAGGAACTATTTTTTCAAGGTCTGTTGCTTTTACTTCACCGTCTGCTAATGCTTTAGCAAGTTTTCCAGTAAACTGTTCTGCTGTAATAGCACCCTTAGTAAAAGCCTGAACATCAAATGCAAGATTAACTAATTCTGCAGATAAAGCCTTTGAGTCTTCAGGCAAACGAGAACCTAGTTGTGTTGCTAATTGGATAATTACATCATTATCAACTGCAATTGCTTTACCAAACTTATCAGCATCTTCTGTAATCTTTGCAAGTGCTGCAGAGCCTTCACCAAAGGTTGTTGTGGCTGCTCGCATTGTTTCTGCTGCTTCTTTAGCCTCATCAATTCCTTGAGTTAAAAATGTGTAACCCTGTTTGGCAATAAAAGCAGATGCAGCCAATCCTGCAGCAGCAGCAGCACCTTTAAGTTTAGTTGACATGCCATCAATCTGGCTATTGGCATCATTAATTCCAGAGGTAAGTTTTTGGGTTTGAGCAACAATATCAATCGTTATCTGGTTAGCCATTACTTGTTCCTCCTGTTAAGTGCATTTACAATTGCACCGTATTCTTCCAGCGTCATGTCCCAAAACTGCTCTGGGGTGTATCCTGTTTCTGCACAGAACTCACCCATTTTGCTTAGGCTGGATTCACTTCTTTTGGGACAGTAAATTCAACTCCAGCAAGATCAGTCAACTGTTGGATTGACATTTCTTCTGCTTCTCCTATTGTAAGGGATGGGTTGTTTCGCTTTGCCATCATATATTGCATAGCGAATGCTAGTTTTGACTTGGACTTGCTTTCAGTCCATTCGTCCATAGGTAGGTCTAAATATTCTTCAACCTCTGTAAGTTCTTTCCACTTCAGGGTATTCATTAAATCAAAATCGTTCATTACTGCCTCCTGTTAGTTTAAGTCGTATTGCTTTATTGCCTTTTGGATACTGTCATTGTATTTCTCAATGATGTAACCCATGTTGTTATTAACTGCTGGGTTTAAATAAGGTTGTGGTCTGATGTTTTTTTCAGGCCATCCATATTCTTGAACTCCTGCATATGGTACTGCTGCACTACCTGCTAATATCTGTGCTTTCTCTGCTGATGGATTACCAACAACAGAAGAAGCAAGAGCACCAGTTAATTTAGGTGCCATAGCAGAGGCTTTTTGAGATAGAGTCGTGCTTAGTTCTTTATTAAGGTCTAAGTTTGATTCTAAATCTCTAGCCATTCTATTAAGAGAGTCTGTGACTTCCTTAACGCCCTGGATAGATATATTTGCCTCTGCCATGACGACTTATTTATGCAACTACTCGTGTTGGCTTGCCATCAAGGATGATGTTCAAGTCGTAAACGAAATATTCGCCTGCTGCTCCACCAAGATCTGGCACAGTCTCTGCATAGCCAGTCGCTGTGAAGTGTGGCTGTGTAGAAGTTGCTGTTGCATTTCCGTGTGGTGCGTATGTAATTGTAAGTGTGGCTCCTGGGTTGTCAAACAACTCAGACCATAGTGATACTGCTTGTACATCCTGGAAACCAGTGACTGCACATGTGAAATCTAGACTATCTGTGTAATCTCCAAAACCTAGAGTACCAACTGCAGATGAGAAAGTAACATTACTTACTGAACCTGCGTACTCTGTTCCGTCAACTTCAAAGATAATTGATTTGCCTTTAATTCTTGCCATAATCAATTTCCTCCTGTTATGTCTATTGAAATTTTTATGTTTGTTGCTAAAAACCTAGAACCATTTACCTCTTGGATGAATGGCTTATCTACGGTTAATGTTGTTGCTGTTGTGTATTCCCAAATCGCAGGTATAAGAGTGTCAAGTACATCATCAAGATTTTCTGTTTCTGTTTCATTAGTTGCATAAGGTACTAAGATAAGTACTTTCCAGTTAGATGCATAATCTGCATCATATTGGTTTTCATATACAGTAATAAATTCAGTATCAGGCTCCATAATCGCACAGAGTGGATTAGGTCTTGCTGGTACAAATTTGTAAACCTTTGAGATACCACCAAGAACGATGGCACTTTCTAGTTCTGTTCTAACTCCCGCTAAATTCATCCGAATCTCACCATGTATCTATTAAGTAAAGGATACACACCAACGAGTGGGTCCCTAGCAGTATTGATGGGAGCACCATCATAAGTTGCATATTGAGACACACCCATTGGTGCGTTACGACGATTAAATAGTTCTGAACCAACTTCAAGATAGCAACGCTTCAATACACCCACAGGAACTTTAGTAGATGCAATATAACTTGCAACTAAATCCTTTGATGTATCCCAGCATTCTTCTACATAAGCATCATCAGTGCTTGAAGCACCTACATAAGCCTTTAAGTCTGTCCAGTCCATAATCTTCTCCTATTAATTAATTAGTAACCAACAACTCCACCAAAACGAACTGCAGCAAGTGGCTCCTGGCATGTAAGTGCCAAGTATCCGTAAACTGAGAATGAGTTAGTTAGTGTTGTGATTTCTTCGTCATTTAGACGGAATGGAGCACCTGCTGACTCGTATGAAGTCAATGCTGCAGGGTTCCATGCAAACATTGCGTTTGCATTTAGTGCTGGGTCAAGTACAACTGGAAGACCAAGAATGTTTCCTGATAGACCTAGTGGGTTAATTGAACCAAATGTGTTCTGTGTTGCTCCAACATTTGAAAGCAATGGACGGTTTGAACCATCTACAGCCTTTGCAAGATTCTTGAATACTGTTGAACCTACAAGAATTGCAGATAGTGGTAGACCAGTGTTCTGGTTAACCTTAACTGCTGCATCTGCAAGTGCCTCAAGAATATCATCTGTATCAAATGATGCAAGGCTTGTCTGGTTAAAGTCATTCTGTGATGCAGTAACCTTTGCGATTGCTGCTGCGTTTGTTGCTGCTGCGTACTTAGCAACCATTGCACGGAATGCTGTGTCAACATAGTTGATTGATGAACGCTCTACAACTTGGCGTGACATATCTGTGTATCCACCGAATGTCTTGATTGGTGCAGTTGCTGAAGTAAGAGTTAACTTACCGTAGTCAAGTACATCGCCTTCTGCTGCTTGATCTCCAACAGCCAATGTGTTGGTATTGATTAGTGGGTATTCTACATTCATTCCGTCTGCAGGTAGTGGACCTGAAGAGAATAGGTTAAATGTTGGACGACCATTGTTTACGATACGAACTGTGTCAGATACCCAAGCATTTTTCATGATTGAATCTGCTGAGTCTGCTCCTGTAAATGTACGGTGAGCATCAAGGTCTCCTGCTGCTACTGCCTTTACATATTCTCCGTATGAACGGAACTGTGGTGCTGAGATTGTAGGTGTCTTTTCTGATGCAATAACATCTAGACGACGCTCCAACTCTTCTGCGTGATTACGAACTTCTTCAATTGCTGAAGTGTAATCAGGTGTTGTGTTTTCCATGGATATTTCCTCCTGATTGGTTTCTTCTCTGACTGAAAGTACTTCAGCCTTGTCGTATGCGGGAAATGCTACTAAGGATACTTCCTTAAGATTTACCTTTTTACGAATTATTGTTTTGTCTTTCTTTTCATCCACTACTGGGATGAATCCTACTGAAAATGAACGGATTGCTCCATCTTTAACTAAGTTAAGTGTTTCATTTCCTAAAACTGTTTCTGATATCTTGGCTCTAATTAATAGTCCTTCATCAGATTCTTCCATTGCAGTTACGACACCAATGATGTCTTCGTGGTCACGGAATAACTTAACATCAGCAGTTAGGTCTACTGCGCCTTTTTCAAAACGCTCTGACCATCCTCCACCAATGTCAATTGTTTGATTAAAAGGAACAGCAATACCTGAAACTTCACGCTTCTCAGCATCTGTTGCTCTTATCTCAAAACTACGGGTAATCATTTCATTCATATTCATTACTCCATTTTAGGTCACAGGTTGAGTGTCATCAATGACATCAACTGGGCCTTGGTCTTGTGGTGTGTCTGGTAATGATTCAAGAATTTCTGACATGCCTTCCATCTCACGGACTTCAGGAACTGTCAAGAATCTATTTGTCAAACCAATAGCATAGGACTCATATCTTGTCTTAACATTTGGACGAAGGAACTCTGTTAGATTAAATTCAGCGTACTGTCCTCTTGGAAGAAGATCAGTGATAGCCTGTTGGATACGAACAATATATTGCTGTAATCCATCTTCAAATAACTTTGCTCTGTCTTCGTTACCGTTGACATAAGTCATGCCCTGTCCTTCAATACCCATACCAAGATACATTGTTGGAACACCAAACATCATAGCGATTTGGCGTGTAATGAACTTCTGGTTTTCTAGGAATTGTGCTTGCTCAGGACTTAGAGTGATTGAATCATACTTAAGTCCAGATGAAAGGACAGCAATACTTCTTTCTTGCTGAGATGCAACAAAGGCTTCTTTATTTTGTCTTGCTACATCTGCAGAAAGAAATTCTGATGTTGTTAATGTACCTGTTGGTACTGCTGCTGTTCTAAACCAATTGTCTGCATAGTTATGCAAGTCAAGTGCTGAACGCAGAACTGATCTGTGGCGTTGTAGTGGTCCCTCACCAAGTAGTGAAGTTGCTGATGGGCTGTGCCACAATTTAAGATGCTTAATGTCTCTTGCATCATATCGCTTTGAAAAGTATGTGTAGTAAATCTTTCCATCGCCATCTACTGCAACACTAACATCTGTTGGGTGTAGGTTTGTAATATTTACAATTCCTCTTGGGCCACGCTGAATATGCCAATAAGCATTTCCATAAGTTGCCATGTGAATTAATGTTGTGCCAAGCCATTCTGATTGAGAGATTTGATTTTCAATGTCTGGTGTTTCTAACCAAAGTGGTGTTGGCAATGCTGTGTTACCTCTGTAAACATTTACAGGTATCTGCATGATTGCAGTTTCCAATACAGATGTCGCTCTTGAGACAGCAACAAGACTAAGTGCAGTAGTTGGTGTTACACCAGTCTCTACTCTTGCTGGTGCAGTGTTTGCTACTCCACGATTCTCTGTCTCAGGAATATAGACTGGTTCTACTTCATAACCAAGTCTGCTGATTAATCTATCTCTAAACGCCATTTATTTCTCCTCAATGAACCATCTGCTGTGGTTTGACTTGTGTCTCCACAAACCAGATAGCCAATACTGTTGCTATTGCTGCATCAATTTCAGTTCCGCTATCTTTACGGGCAATCCTCCAGGATTCTCCGCTATTTTTACGCACTGCTCGTTGC